TTGAGCTTTTATTAATGACTCTTGTATTTCTACTTTATTTTCTAAACTAGAGTTTTTAACAATACCTTGTAATATTAAAGGAACTACAGGACTAGTAGGTCCTAATGTTTTAAGTAAGTTTATAAACTGAACTTGTTCTACTTCTTTAGCTAAATTACCTAATGAAGAGTTAGCAACAAATTTATAATCTGCTACTGGGAAGTGTTCTGGGTCAAACTGCATAAACCTATGTGCTACTTTTGTAATAAAAGGAACTAAAAAGTTATCTTGGAAATTAACTAATGTTCGTTTATTCTTTTTAAGAATAGTAGCTAAAGTTACTGATAGCTCTCCACCTGTAGGTTGTTTTATATCACTTTGCGTATCTAATGTATTAGTAGCTTGTAATAACATACGTTGGAACTCTTGAGCTGTTTGTAAATTAGACGCATCTGTTGTACCAAATTTAAATGGCATTAATACTTCATTTGGTGAACCATTAGTTAATAATGTTTTACCAGGTCTTACTTCAAACTTAGCACCTCTAGGAAGTCTTGTAGCATCCATACCCATCATAGGTGCAGTAGTTAATGCTAAAGAATCTAAATGAGCTCTTAATTGAGCATCAATAGCTTTTTGCATATTAAAACCTTTTTCTGCTATTCCTCTACCCCAGAATCTTTTAGGTACTGTATCATCTTGATATGCTACTATAGGTCTATCTTCCATCATATAAGGAGAACGCTCTGCTTTAAGTAAAACATTGTCATTACCTATAACAACTATAGCTTCTACTAAATTTCCATACTCAGCTAAGACATCTGTACCACCTTCTATATAATCTACTACACCATCTTCAGGATTATCTATTAATTTTTCTGGTACTAAACCATAGTATCTTACAATTTTAATTTTATCATGGTCATACTCTTCATCTATCCAAGACTCTTCTAAGTCTAGCTCTCCAGCAGCATTACCTCCTAAGTCTGCCTTAAGGTATACTCCATTTTCCATATTCTCTGCTATTCTATGTGAAGATACAAATTCTTCTACAGCTACTCCCATAGCATCCTGTATAGAATCTGTATTAGGGTCTATAAGAAAGTTTTGTGGACTAATTGGATTAAGTGTTATATTAACTTTTTCTTTTTCTATTGTTCCTACAGCTATTGATTCTACATCAGGCATAACATCTGTTGCTGGCAGTAATTCTTTTTTCTTTTTAATTACTATCTCACCAATACCTGTTCCATATAATGAAGCCATTAGAATTACATCTCCTACTGCTTTGCGTAATCCATTCTCTTTAAAACATTGTTTCATATAGTTTTGAAGATATTGTACATCAGCAGCTTTAGTATCTGCTAAGTCATCATCAATACTAAATAAATCATCTCCATTACCAAAGACACCTTCTTCTATTTCTGATGCATGATTTTCAATAGCTTCTTGTAATGCTGGAGAAACTATACGACTTCTTTCAGACTCTCTCATTTTATCTTGAGCTGCCCATTCACCTCGCCAGAGTCTTTCGTATTCTTTCCAGTATTCTAGATAATTAGTATCTCTATTATCACGCCATTCTGTTAAATGTCCTTGTATCCAAGTAACTAGTGTTGATGGTGCTCTATATTCTGCCATTTGTTTTCCTCTGTTAATATCCTGAAACCATGTCTAATGCTTCATAGTCCTCGTCTACTTCTTCAAACTCTATATCTGCTACTTGTATCTGGTCTATATATGCTAATGCATCTACCAAGTCATCATGGAGCTGACTGTTTGGAAAGTTAACCAACTGGTCCACAAAGTGATTATTCCAAGAAGCCCTATTAAGAGTAACCTTTCCATGCTCAAATCTTCCTTGTAAAGCCCATACAATTCTTTCTGTTTTTTTCTGGTTTCCATGTGTACAATCCTCTATTCTAAAAAACATTCCTCGTTTTTGCATTAAGTCTTGTAAATAAGGAAGAGCTGCATTTTTTAAACTTCCTTTTTCTATACCTATCTTTGTTGGTTCGTACTCTTCTACAGCATTAAATATTTGTTCACAGGTTTCTTTAATATCCCATCTACCATGTTTTATATCAGCTACCCACCAACCACCTTCATGTACTTTTACAATAGCTATAGCCGTTTCATCTAGTTTTTTATTTTTATTTGCTGCTTCTTTATCTACTTTTATAAATCCTGCTAAATCGACTGTTATAAAATAATTACCATCTTCTGGTTCTTCATCATCTATTTGTATCCAGTCTTCTTTAAAGATATCTCTAGAAGCGGCTTCAAAAGAAGCCAAAAATTCTTGTCTGAAAGCAAATGAACTCATAGAGTTCTTAGCTGCTTCAATTTCACTTGCCGGGATTAAAGGATTATTATAAGAAGAGTAATGAAATGCTTTCCAGTCTTTGTCTTCTTCTGCTTCTGCAAACTTAAATAGTTCGTAGAAGTGGTTACGTCCTTTAGGAGTACCTATAAAAAGTGCTCCACCTTGTACATCTGCCAATGCTGGTCTAAGTATCTGCTCCCAAACATTAGGTTTAATATCAGCATACTCATCAATAACACAAAATGCAAGACCTACACCACGGAGTGTGTCAGGTCTATCTGCACCTTTTAAGTATATCTTTCTACCATTAACCAAAGTTAATACTGATGTATTCTCATGTGCTGAGGTTATTACATCCTGTCCTAATTCTTTTAAAACACCCCACATAATATCTCTTGCTTGCTGATATGTAGGTGCTACATAAAATATATCTTTTGATTTAGATTGTAACCCTTCAATTAGAAGTAACCATGCAGCTAACCTAGATTTACCAAACCTACGTCCTGCTGCTACTATTCTAAATCTAGTTTTATCATCAAAAACTTCTCGTTGCTTATCATGCAACTTAACATTTAAATCTGTCATAAATTAATCTTTAGATTAAATAAAGCTCCTTGTCCTTCAGAAGAACCTAAATGTTGTGCTGCTTTTCTAACTTTACCATAGTTAGATGTTAAATTTTCTTGTTCTATATCTGCAGTAATGGTTTTTATCTTGTCTGTTAATGACATATCTTGTCTTTCTTTAGGAGCATCATTAAAATTAAATTGGTCTGTAATTTTAATCTGACCATCAACTATCTCATAACTAAATTGTCCTAAAGTTTTTTTAACTCTTTGCTCTGGGTCTGTAAATATATCTGTAACAGAACCACCTTTTCTTTCAACAGACCTAGTACCTGAAGGATAATGTTTATATTCAAACATACCTTTAGTTTGACCTGTTTCTTTTACTCTTTCTTCTACTTGTTCTTTTATAAATTTTAAATCACTACTTTCAAAGAAGTCTTCATCAAAAGTCATCTCATTCTGTAGATTACCAGGGAGTACTGAATTAAATACAACGTCATTAGCCATAGCTTTTACAGGAGCAGGTATTAAATCAAAGTCTGCTACTTCTTTAGCTTTTTCGTCTAGCCACTTACTACTCTCTTCCCATATTTCAATTAAATCCATTATTGAAACTTACGTAAATAATCTAATAAACTAGTACCATTTGAGTCCTGTTCATTGTATTCACCATTAGTTGTAAGAAATTTCTTTAAACCTGTCTTACCACCTAAGTGAGCTACAGCTATCATACCATCTTTAGTAACAGGAACACCCATTATTTTNTGACCTATATATTTCTTAAAGCCNCTCATANNTATAAANTTAGTAATGTCAGCTACATGCCATTNATATACTTTATCTTGTAATTCTTTATTATTTATAAATTCAGAATTAGTAAATGTTGCGTTTTTTTCTGCTCTATAGTCATTCAATCTTTTATCTCCAAATTGATATGCTCCCATAAAACCTTCATCATTTATACTACTATAGTTATTACTACTTTCTGCAAATTTTAATTTTTCTTGCAGACTATCTACTTTCCCAGGCTCATCACTCCCAGTATTAGAACTAGTATCATTATTTTGTAAGTCATATAGTCTTTCCCTTTCTTCTTCATTTATTTTTTTAGTAAAGTAATCTTTTGTACTTTTTTTATTTTCCACTATGTTTTTATAGTCATCAAATTTACCTGATAAGTAATCTCCTAATTCTGAATTAAAATTACTATCATTTGTACTTGGAGCAATTTGATTATTTCCATCTATTTTATATTTTTTAGTCTCATAAATAGGATAGTTACTTTGTGGGTCTACATAAGGACTTGTTTGAGCCTCTTCCATTCTAGTATCCATTTTATCAACATATG